TGAATGCACGAGGAGGGATTGAGTGCTACATTGGTATTACTTGTGACACAAAAGACCACTGTGGGTCAATTCTGAAGGTATTTTGGATTGGCTGTTGATTTTACCCTGTGACCTGATGTGTCACAAGAAGGAGCTGCGTGACCGTTCCTGAACTGTGGGAGCTGAGGAAGACAAGAAGGAGCTGCGCCCTGTGTCACCTGTGGCTAAAAAGTGACATTGAGTTTTATAGAATGGAGATGGAAATTGGATTTGTCATGGAAAAATTTTCGGGCTAACGAGCCTTTTGTGAAATCATACCCCAAATTTGAATTCTAAGGGGTCTAGGAGGCGATTTAAGACCTGTGGTGCGGTCGTAGTATTCCTCATGAGCCAAGCGAGCCTTAGAGGTCAAATTTGAGCATATCGGTCTCAGAGTGAAAAAATAGGGTAAATACCCCTTGAAAAGTAGTGGATTTATACCACTTTGAAACTAGGGTTATTCTAACCTATTGATTCATATAGGATTATCTAACCTTATAAAGTGTAAGGTTTTATAAGTGATTAAATTCTATAGTGGTTTAACGTCTGTTTAATAGACTGGTAGACTTTACAGCTAATCATTCAAGTTATTACTTGATAGCTGTAAAAGAAAATATCATTTTGTTAAATAGCAATTTTTATTCTATATATGCAAGCAATAAAAATTATGTGACTGGTATAGTTTACAGCATAAAAGGCGCAATAAATGACGCGCGACAATATGACGCGTCATTTATAACCTATTGTTTTTATTCAAAATGTTATTTATTTTTTGCGATAACATCAAAATAGTTTGATAAGAACGCAAAAAAGATTAAAATACGTTAACTTTTTTATTTTCTTCTTCTTCTTTTCAGGTGGTTAAAATGTTAGATAAATTCATGTTAGGTTTGTTTTATGCGGTGGGTTCAAGTTTGATTGCATTAGTTGTTGTGTCAATTATAACGATATCAATAATTAACGCGTCACAATATCGCGTTAATACAGTAAACGGTTCAATTTCAATTTTAAAATATTAAGGCGGTTAAAATGCAAAAATTCACAGCTATACAAGTCAAAACACTAAGCGCAACAAACAATAAAGGTACGCGCGTTAAACTGGTAACAGATAAAAAAAGTATTATTTTACCGTTTAATTATGAATTTAATACCAGTCTATGCATTGCATTAGACTATTTAATTAAACAAGGTAATGAAGTGCAAGGTTTAACGACTGTTAACAATGTTAACATTATTTTAATGAATTCCGATTTTTCTCTATAAGGTGGTTCAAAATGTCATTTAATTACAGCTTTACAAGTCACTCACACAATAAAAAACTAGGAAACATTGCAGCAATATCGACTTCAAGTAATTCGTGTCCGGATACGTGCGCGTTAAAATCCGAATGCTATGCAAAATTCTCATTTACTGGCATTCATTGGCGCAATTTAGACTTAAAAGGATTAGACTTTAACCAGTTAACCAGTCTAATTGATGCAATGAAAAAACGTAGTAAAATGCGGTTCAATGTTATGGGAGACTTATCGCATAATAATGGCATAATTGACGCGGTTAAATTGCTCAAACTTGCTAACATTGTGAAAAATCGTTTTATTGAAACGATTCTTTACACCCACCATTCAATTGATAGTGTATTAAATGTGAAGGCTTTACAGCTTGCATTTAGTAAAGGCTTGCATGTGAATATTTCATGCGAAGACACTACTAAAGCCAATAAAGCGTTAGATTATGGTTTAAATGCTGTGATAGTGCTACCAACTGGTTCAATTCATAAAGTGATTAAAACCGACAATCTTACCATTGTTCGCTGCCCCGCAGAGTATAAAGACACAATACAATGCTCAAATTGTATGCTTTGCGCTAAAGATAGAACGAAACAGCGTGTAGTAGTAGCGTTTACCGCACATGGTTCAGGTAGAAAAAAACTTTCAAGTAAATTGAGCGCGTTATGATTGTTTTTAATATTAGTGAATTAGTTAAGGCGTGGTTATTTTTTAATATCTTTATTATTATGGTGGTGTTATTATGAAAATTCGAATAAACAAAAAACAATTGTTTAATGGTGTAAAATTTAAACATCATATGGTTAACTTGAAAGATGATAACTTGAAAGTCATGTATTGTTATTTAAATCACGAATTTATTATTTTTGATTATAGGTTAAACCAGTTAAACAAGTTTGATGATTATAACAAGTTTAGAAAAAGGTTAACTCGTATCACGTCAAGCTGGTAGACTATTCAAACTATTGAACCCCGCTAAAATCGCGGGGTTTTTTATTGCTTGTAAGTTATTGAATTGTAACGATATCCTCCCCCCTATATAACCCTATTTTTTATAGGGTTGGGGTACTGGGGCATCCATCCCCCCACAAAAACCCCAAATCACCCCACTATTTGATAACAAATCAAACCCACCCCCTATATACCCTCTTTTTATACGGACTAACGTCCATATAAAAATAGGATTCCTAAAATTTGACAACCCATCAAAACTCGTATACCATCAAATACTTACAATCCTAAGAGATACTGTGATGAAACAAATCCCAACAAACAATGACATTGTGAAATGTGCATCTGCGAGTAACTATGATTTACTTAAAGAAAGAATGCAATATCCAATGAAAGCAAAATTAATGCTTACAAAACAACGAATTGAAGAATGGTATGAATACCACAATGGTCAGGTATATGTCGCATTCTCTGGAGGTAAGGACTCAACTGTGCTTCTCCATATTGTGCGAAGTATATACCCTGAAGTACCTGCTGTTTTCTGTGACACAGGATTAGAATTCCCTGAGAACAGAACCTTTGTGAAATCAATTGAAAACGTCACATGGCTAAAACCCGCAATGAGTTTTAAAGCCGCATTAGAGAAATATGGCTTCCCACTTGTGAGCAAAGAAGTATCTCAAAAAGTTCAGGAATTACAAACAACCAAATCTGAAAAACTACGAAATATCCGTTTACACGGAAATGAAAAAGGGCATGGTAAATGCCCAACCAAATGGCAATATTTAGCCGATGCGCCTTTTAAAATATCATCCAAATGCTGTGATATATATAAGAAAAACCCATCTAAAAAATATGAAAAAGAAACAGGACGAGTGCCTTTTGTGGGTACTATGACTGAAGAATCTTCTCTTAGACAAACCACTTATTTAAAAACAGGATGTAATAGTTATGAACAGGTTAATCCCCGTAGCGCACCAATGTCTTTTTGGACTGAGGGTGATGTGTGGGAATATATTAATGAATTCAATGTACCCTATTCAAAAATATATGATATGGGATATGACCGCACAGGGTGCATTTTTTGTCCATTGGGGATTCAATATGAAACAGGCGTGAATCGTTTTCAAAAACTGGCAGTCACACATCCCAAGCTACATAAATACGCTATGGAGGATTTGGGATATCGTGATAAGTTGGCGATTATTGGTGTTACTGAGTTGGATGCTAAAGATTTTGTTCCCACGATAAGGGGTATTCCTATTGTGGTAGAAAATGAATAACTTGACACCAACATCCCCATTGTGATATACAAATGTCTTTTTAATTCAATAATAATTAGATATGGCTGAGACAGAACAAGCAACAAAAGAGCGTCAAATTAGTCCTTATGAGGTTGAACTTCGTGAGAAGTTTGTGAAGGAATATATGTTTGACAAAAACCCAACCAAAGCCGCTATTCGTGCAGGAATTAACGCTACCTACGCAGATAACTATGCAAAAGAATTCTTATCTGAGACCAAAGTCCAGATAATGATTAAGCGTAAAGAAATCGAAGCATCTGTGGCAGCAGCAGACCCTGAGCGTATGCGTCAGGATATGATTATTTCCTTAAGACAAATCATGATATATGACGGAGAGGGTTCAAACCCATCCGCAAGAGTTGCGGCAGCAAAACAATTAGGTGTGCTACTTGGATTAGAAGCTCCCTCTAAATCTGAAACCAAAGTTGAATTCATGGGAGGAGTCATGGTCACACCAGCTACAATGACTGTGGATGATTGGTCATCTCATGCCATTGATTCACAGAGTAAATTACATAAACAACTTGAGGCATCGGTATGAAACTCCAAAACCTATCCGATGAAGAATACTTTAAGACATTTGTGGCTACTGTGATATCAAAGGACTTTGTGTTACTTTTGGACTCACTAATCACCACAACCCAACTCACCTATACCAAGAAACAAGAACTCGCTCGATTTAGGGATAATGGCACAATGGATGCCATTATTCTCGGTAACTTTAATAAAGTATTACTTTCTGAAGTAATCGAAATCCTTGCCATCTTTAATCTTGGCTTACGCTTCATACCTGTGCAAAAGGAAGACTACTGTGAGAAAGAATATACCATCATGAGTAGTCATTAATGAATGAGCCAAATGAGGAATTAAATGAGTTACTTGATTTGGATATTCATAAGTGTTTCTTGAACCTTGACACAAAGGATGAGGCGTTATTTAAATTGAAATATGAATTAGAAGTGATAGATGATTATTTATTAGGTGGGGATTGGGATGAGTGACAATTTGATATTACCGTCAAATTATAAAAAGGAAATTGTGTTACCTGCGGGATATAAGAAGGTATGGGAACCGATTGCTGAATCACAGAAGCTGGCATTAAGTTGTCCAGCTCAGATTATATTATTACAGGGAACTCGTGCATCGGGTAAAACTGACGTAAGTCTTATGCGCTTTAGACGTTTTGTGGGTATAGGATATGGTGAATTCTGGCGTGGTATTGTGTATGACGTATCTTATCGAGCGTTAGATGATATCGTGAATCGTGCTAAGAGATGGTTCTCTCGATTCAATGATGGCTCAAAGTTCTATGCCTCTAAGTCTGATTATAAGTATGTGTGGAAAACGGGAGAAGAGTTATTATTCCGTTCTATTTCCACAAAAGAGGATTATGAGAATTCTCTACATGGACAGGAGTTGTGTCTTGGTGTGGCTGAATTAGTCAACATTAAAGATAAAGGTGATATAGAAATACAAAATGTGTGTGTCGGGGATGAGATTCTTACATCCGAAGGGTATAAAAAGATAACTCGCGTCTTTCCGATAAAAGAACGCGAGTGTAATAAGGTACTTGTGTTTAATTCAAATGGGACGTTTATTGGCTCACAGGTTCAGTCTGTTGACCATTCGATTCTAAACGCTCATAGAACCTTCTCAAAACACCACGGTCTGTTTGAAAGTGAGCAGCGATATCTGCTAATTTCATCCCTGATTCACGCATCCTTAAAATCTCATCTTTGTGAGAATCAAGAAACCCCTGTGGTCGTCTATTCGCAACAATTATCCCTGCATTTGCAAGATATGTTCGAACAGTTGCTACGTTTGACTTATGTTTTGATGCAATGGCAGATATCTTCATCCCAGAATGATAATCTTCCACAAGGGAATCAATTACGGAATTCAGTTTGCGCTTATTTATATTCCTGTTATTTCCACTCGGAACACCCCAACGATGAAATGCAAGTTCAAGCGTTTTGCGCTGTGTTTGATATTTTTCAACAAGTTTTCCGATTGTCATTCCAGACTCATAGTCAGTTAGAATCGAAGGTTTCATATCATCTAAATAACAAAACTTTCTTGAATTTGAAGTTGGCACAAGATGCGGAAACTTCCTACGAAGCGTTTCAGCAGAAGTTTTCAGATATTTGGCAGCAGATGCTAAAGACCCATCAGCGCGATAAAGTGCGTTCTTCACGTCTTCTTCGCTATAGCCGATTTCATCGCCAGCTTGCCAATCTACGTTCAACAAAGACAGAATTCTCCGTGCAGTATGCTTTGAGCAAGATAAGTCAGCAAAGTTTGTCGACCTGTCTTTCGCGGCTCGTAGAACTTCTTCAACAAGAGCCTTATTCTGTGTTGGACAATGACCAACCCTTAAATGTGTCTGTTGGTCAGGAAATAACCACAGATTATCTAAGTCATTGTTTGTCTTATCATTATCAATATGGTGAACTACCTCTGACGCAGTCAAATATCGTCCAAGATATTGCTCTGCAATCACCCGATGTGCTAAAACATAACCATTATAGTCAGCAAATGGATGGGTTGGTATGTGAAAAAGAACATAACCTTTCGTCTGAGTCTTTTTATTACACTCATCCATATTCACAGGGGAGAAGACAGGTTGATGTTCCATTTGAGGTTCATAAATGCGTAATTTTTTCATATGGTATCCAAAAAACAATCGACATCGAAGTTGATGACACCAATAACTATATCACAAGTACCACGGGGTTGTCAAATAAGAATTGCTTCATTTCTCCAAACGAGCTAACTAAGCATCCAACCTCGGAAGTATTTGATTTAGTATTATCGACAAATCGTTCATCCTTCATACCTGAAGACTACCCTCTACCCAATGGGGAATTATTACCACAAATCCCTTTAACTGTGCTTGCAACAACAAACAGTTCGGGCATTGGGCGTAACTGGGTTAAAAGACGATTCATTGATAAGGGTGTGCGAGGTGAGATTGTCAAAGTCCCTATTGAGATTTTTAATCCTCGAACACAGGAACAGGAGATTATTTATCGGACACAGACACATATCTTCAGCTCCTATAAAGAAAATACCAAACTAACCCCTGAGTATATTGCCCAATTAGAGTCTATTGAAGACCCTATTCGTAGGGCGCAATGGTTACTTGGTTCGTGGGATAATGATGGTGAGGGTGGTAGATTTGATTATATTTGGGAAAGTAAAGTTCATGTTATTGAGCCGTTTGATATCCCTAAAGCGTGGAAAATAGACCGTTCTTTTGACTATGGTAGCTCTGCACCATTTAGCGTATTGTGGTTTGCTGAATCCGATGGCTGTGATATCGTTCTTCGTAACGGTAAAACACGCTCAACCATTAAAGGGGATATATTCCTAATCCATGAATGGGCAGGTTGTGACCCAAAGGATAACAATAAAGGCTTGAGAATGCTTGCTACGGATATCGCTAAGGGAATTATCGAGCGAGAACTCATGTGGGGCATATATGACCGTTGTGTGGCTGGTAATGCGGATAATGCCATCTGGAATGTGGATAATGGAAACTGTATCGCATCAGATATGCAAAAACCTGTGACTATTGGCAATAAGGTTTATCAAGGTGTCACATGGACTCGTTCAGATAAGTCATCAGGTAGCCGTGTGGCTGGGTGGGAACGTATCGCTGAGTATTTAGTAAATGCAAAAGTCACTGATGCAAAACCATTCCGTGAAAAAGCAGGGTTGTTTATTTTCAATGTCTGTGATAACTTAATTGAAGTGTTCCCATATCTTCAAAGGGATGATAAAAACCCCGATGATATAGAAACGAAACGTCAAAATGACCACTGTGCTGATGCCCTTAGATACAAGATTTATGGATTAAAAACGGGAAGTCGAAGTGGTAAAACTAAAGGAATATAGTTTATCAAACACCTAAACACGATTTACCGACAACTTAAATCGAGTGCAAAAAGGCGAGGTATTCCATTCCATCTGACTAAAACGGATTTATACAACATAGACTATCCAACCCTATGTCCGATACTCGGAATACCTCTCAAATGGAATAAAGGCAAGGCATATGATGATTCTTATAGTTTTGATAGGATTGATAATGATGGTATTTATGAACTCAGCAACATAATTGTTGTGTCCAATAGAGTCAATAAGCTCAAAGGTAATGCAACAGTTGATGAATTAATTAAGATAGCTGAGTTCTATAAAAACATTGACAAGTTGAAATAAGGCATTATAATTTCATTTAAATCATTTAAGGAGTATCCAAATGGCTGTTGAAATTAAAAAGTGTTCATGTAAAGGCACACCCATTACTAACTTCCAAGATAAAGAATATGGTGTTGGTATGCGTGTGATGAACGCTACACTTAAAAAAGAATATCGTTGCACCTCTTGTGGTACTGTGCATAAATAGATATAATAGATTTAACACGGCTCTGAGTCACGAGGGTTCTTTAAGTTTTCGTACTGACTGATGGAAAGACATCGCTATGAAGCATAGTAACTGAGGGAGGTCGCCCGTTGGATTATTATCTGAGTGTGGGTTCAAATCCTGCCAGTTATTATGACTTGATAGTTAATGCGCAGGCTGATGCGCTGAATAGCACACTCGCAGGGTTAGCTAAGAGTCCCAAGTCGGAAATCAGTACCGACAACTATCAACAAATTTAGCATCCGCAACGAATTTATATTCGGTTTTGCTTACCCAAATGAAACATAGGGCGGATAACGATGGGCGGGGGAATGACCCGTAATAATGGCAATGACTAGATTGCAAAAATTTATTCTTAGCGATAATACGGCTACGGCTGTTGACATCGTGGCTAGTGACACTTGGAAAGACAAGCACTATCAATAAAACATCGCTCGCTCTCACCGCAAATGAGAACCTTGCAACCTTTAATTTTGACAAAGCGCAATAGCTACGCGCTCGACAAAGGTAAGGTCATTTGTGAAGATGACCTACTACTACGATAGGGAAGGCGGAAACTGAATCGTAGGGGGCAGTAAACGGTGTTTTATTGATAGTGTGAAAGCTATCATCCTCCTCCCATCCCAACAAATCCTTGACAAAACCCTTCAAACTGTGGTAATGTAGTATTTTTCTAACCACCTTATACTAACCTAAAGGTAAAATAACCATGGCTTTAAAAGAATTTTTGCAAGAAGTTAAATCAATTAATGCGGAATCAGGTATTTCTTTAACCAACAATGAAACCCGTATCCTTGTGGATAATGTATTCTCTGCACTTGCTAACCAAAGAGCAGTTCGTATCCCTGAGTTCGGTTCATTTAAATGGAAAACTCGTTCTGCACGTCCTGCGAGAGTAGGTCGTAATCCGTCTACAGGTGAAGCATTGAATATTCCAGCTAAACCAGAAACGGAATTTCTTGCATTCAAACAAGCTAAGTAATAAAACTATAGTGAGGGTGAAATGGCAGAAGATTTAGAAAATAGAATTGCGGAGTTAGAAGGAATAATTACTCGTCTTACTTCGACACAGGTCAAAAAACCCTCATTGTGGGATAAAGTAGTCTTTAAATTATCAGAGCAAGGCACACAACGTGGTTTGATGCTTTTAGTTCCGATGATTCTTATTTCTTTATTTGGCATTGATAAAGACACAGCCGTTGATGTCGTAACTGGTGTGATTGCTTTAGCGTCTGCTCATGACATAATTACTGAAGGATAAAACTTATGAGTATCAGCTCAACTCATCCACTCTACGATATCGCAATCCAAGATTACGTCTTAATGCGTGATTGTTATATGGGTGAAAAACAGGTAAAAAGTAAAAGCGAAACCTACCTTCCTCCTACGGGTGGTCATACTCTCGATGGTATGGGAATTGGTCAAGATGGTAGAGTAGCTTACAATGCTTATAAGCAACGTGCTGTGTATCACAATTTTGTGCATGATGCAGTTGAATCCTATTTAGGATTACTTCACTATAAACCAACACAAGTATTACTACCACCAGAAATGGAATTCTTGCGTGATAAAGCGAGTATTAATGGTGATAATCTTGACCATTTATTGCGGAGGATTCATGCGCAACAATTCATTACTGGTCGCGTTGGGTTACTTGTTGATATTGATACTACTGGCTCTGGTAACCCATATATTGCTATATACGATGCAGAACATATTACTAATTGGGATGAAGGCTCTGATAATGTCGGGTTCAATGCTTTAAACCTTGTGGTACTCGATGAGTCCACATGGGTTAGACGTGACTTCTCATGGTTTGAAGAATTTAGATACCGTATTCTTTCATTGGGTGATTTAGTTATCAATGAAGAAGACCTATCAACGAGCAGTTATTCCCAAGCAGTTGTGATTATGGGTGAGAATGGAGTCATGATTGACCGTTCACTCTACACGCCTAAGTATCGTGGTCAAACATTAAATGAAATCCCCTTTGTGTTTATCAATACAAAAGATATTTCTGCTTCACCTGATATCCCACCATTACTCGGATTAGCCAATCTGACGCTTGCAATCTATCGTGCTGAGGCGGATTATCGTCATACGCTCTATATGCAAGGTCAAGACACACTCGTGGTTGTAGGTGGCTCACAAGACCAAGACCAAGCTACCCGTGTGGGTGCTGGAGCTAAGATTGATGTAGATATGGGTGGTGATGCTAAGTTTATTGGTGTGTCCTCTTCAGGTCTTGCTGAGATGCGTCAAGCACTTCAGAATGATAAAGAAGCCGCTGTGACTAAAGCTGGTCAGTTAATGAATAGCAATAGTAAGCAGGAATCGGGTGACGCACTAAAAATTCGTATGGCGGCTCAAACAGCGAGTTTGAATCAAGTTGCTGTGACTGCTGCGTATGGCTTAGAACAATTACTTAAAAAGTTAGCACGTTGGATGAATGTGGATGAAACCCAAGTTAAGGTTATTCCGAATTTACAATTCGCTGATAAAAATATGACTGGTCAAGATTTTGCTCAACTTGTGGCGGCTAAACAAACTGGATTACTTCCTATTTCTGACGCTGCGTTACACGAGATTCTTAAATCACAGAACCTAACCAAGATGGATTATGACGAAGAACGCGCTCAGATGGAAAGCGAAGACTTAGCTCCACCCATCCAAGTACAGCCAGTTAAACAACCGACCACTACTGTGACAGTGAATGGTCAAGACAATAATGAAACTAGCAATGGTGCTAGTGACCCAGAAGGCTAATGTTAGCCGAACCTTAGAGGATTTTTAAAGATGGCTTTAAAATACGAATTAACGAGTTTAGATGAATTAGATGCAACCCTTCATGACTTATATACATCAGTTGATGATGGGGCGAGATATGTGTTAGACGTTGAAGGTGTGAAACCTTTAACCGAATTCAATACTGTTTACTCCGCACTTCAAAAAGAACGCAATGATGCAAAGACAATTAAACAGAAGTTGTCACTTTTTGGTGAACTAGAACCAGAAACTGTGCAACAACAGTTAGCACGAATCAAAGAACTTGAAGCCGCTGCTGATGGTAAGATTGATGATTCCAAATTAGAATCAATGGTCGCAGCAAGGCTTAACGCTAAATTGCAACCTGTGCTAAGTGAGAAAGAATTATTGCTCACAAAGACAAAAGAATATGAAGAACAATTAAATCGTTATCAAACGATTGAGCGTCAACGTAGAATGAATGACGAATTCACAAGTAAGATTCGTGCGGCAAAGATTGACCCACGTTTTGAAGAAACTGTGATGCTCAAAGCAGAAAGACTATTTGTTGAAACAGATGAGGGTAAGTTCCTCACGAAGGAAGATTATCTTCCATTTGAAGCGTGGTTAGCACAGCAACAGCAGGTGACCGCATTCTGGTGGGGTGAATCACAGGGTGGAGGTTCAAAAGGCTCTGGTGGCTCTTCACGAGTCGATAATCCATTTGCAACAGGTAACATGACAGAGCAAGCAAAACTGATGGCTGAGAATCCTGCATTAGCACAACAATTAGCTAAAGCCGCTGGTAGTAAATTAGTTTTTTAAATCGCTTGACAGGTTTATGAATGTGTGAAATAATCGCTCATAGTTTATTTTTTATGGCGCGTAAAATCTAAATTCATCTCATAGACTCTCCTCTTGGTTTCTAGCATGAACCTCTCCATCATGCTAGGAATCTCTTAAATGGCTTAGATTAGGTTATTTAATAGATTCTTTCATTGTTGTTCATTTGTGTACTCTCCCTCTCTGCTTACCTTCTACCCTAGTTGATTATCTTCTAGGGTATTTTTTTATCCAAACCTCTTGACAATTAAGCATTTTTAGTGTAACTTAGCGGTTACAAACCTGCATGGGTAGGTTGACAGAATATAATAATTTCGCACATGGGTGGAGAAATGAAATACACTAAAAACATTATTCAAAAGGATTATTTACAATGGCAACAGCTACACAACTTTCGGCATTAGTCGTACCTCAGTTATTTACCCAATACACACAACTTGCAACTGAAGCAAAATCAAAATTGATTCAATCAGGTGCAATTGCTCGTTCTTCTTACTTAGACGATTTCTTAGTTGGCGGTGGTAACATCGTTACTATGCCTTTCTACAAAGATTTAACTCGTGTTAACTCTAACGTATCTAGCGATGACGATTCAGTATTGTCAACTGCAAAAGCATTCTCAGCAGCGTCTATCGTACAACACAGATTGAGCCGTAACCAATCTTGGACTTCTATTGACTTAGCGGCTGATATCACAGGTGCTGACCCATTAGCAAACATTGTTAACCGTGTGTCTAACTACTGGGCATGGGATTTACAATCACACGTTGTTGCTACTTTGCAAGGTGTGTTTGCTGATAACGCGGCTGCTCCTGCTGGCACAGAACACGTTGCTAATGACATGACTGTTGATGTTAAAGGTGCATCTTTCACTGCTGGCGTGACTAACTTCACTGCTGATGCATTGATTGACACTTTAGCAACTATGGGTGATTCTTTCGGCAACTTAAGCACATTACTTGTTCACTCAATCGTTTATGCTCGTATGCTTAAAAACGACTTGATTGACTTCATTCCAGATTCACAAGGTAAATTGACTATCCCAACATTTATGGGTCTTCAAGTTGTTTATGATGATATGGTTCCTCGTTCTGCTGGTGTATTTGAATCATATGTACTTGGTCAAGGCGCAGTTGAATTGGGTATGGGTACTCCTAAAACTCCAACTGAAGTATTCCGTAATCCTTCTGCTGGTAATGGTTCAGGTGTTGAAACATTGTACAGCCGTACAGAATGGGTTATCGCTCCTACTGGTACTTCTTATGTTGGTACAGCTACAGGCGGTGGTGCATCAGTTACTACTTTACAAGCGGCTGGTTCATGGCAACGTGCTTATCCAGAACGTAAACAAATTCCTATCGCACGTTTAATTACACGCGAATATTAAGATTGTTTAAATCTAGGTGTGGGGAAACTCACACCTAGTTTCACATTAAAGATATAGGAATAAGAAAATGGCTGTTGATTTATTAAGCGTATTAAAGAGCTTAGACCCATTTGATGAAACAGTATGGACTGATGACGGTTTACCTGCACTTGATGCTGTGAAAGCATTAGCTGGCAATCCAGAGTTAACTCGTGAAGATATCAATAAAGTAGCATTAGGTTTACTTCGTGATAACGTAGCGACATACACTGCTCCACCAAAAGCGTCTAAAAAACAAAAAGAAGTTGTTGAAGAAACCATACCTCAAGCACCTTTAGCCACTGCTGTGACTCCAGCAGATGACCAAGATGCATTACAAGTTGAACTTCAAGCCGCACATGATGAACTTCAAGTTTTGCTTGCACAAAAACAAGCTATTGAAGCACAGATTCTTGATTTAGATTCACGTCATAAAGCATTAGAGCGTCAAGTTGTTCACAAAAGTGATTCAGAAGAAAACGCATTAGTTATTGCTGAGTATGTGGCATCAGCACAACGTGAACGTGATTTAAAAGCTGAAAAAATTAAGCAATTAGAAGAATCAGGTCTTTCTATGAAAGAGATTCTTGATATTATCAAACCATCTAAACGGAAAAGAAAATGAGTGAAGGATGTTATACCTTTTTCGGGACGGTTGTTGATAACAATGGATTGCTAACACAAACTCGTTCTGATATTACTACTGCAACTGGTAGAAGCAACACGTTGTTTGCACCAGCTCTTTCAACACTTGTGGTTCATATTTCTGGAACAGCGAGCATTACTTTAGTTAGTAATCCATTCCGTGATACCGCAAAAGATATTACAATCTCAACTATTTCTGCATCTGGTCGTACTACTATCGCGAGTGCTGATTACATTGCATTAAGTGTAACTGCTATCTCAGGTACTGTGACGGCTGTATTAGTTCCTAATGAGGATTAAAAATGGCTAAGTATCTTCCAGACATGAGAGCAGGTGATGATTACAATATTCAATTACGAATATTGGATAATAATAGCAATGTAGTCAATATCACAGGTTACAAATTCTGGTTGACACTGAAATCATCCTTTGAAGACACAGATGCTTCAGCAGTGCTTCAGTTCAGTTCTGTGGCTGGCTATAATGAAAATGACCAACCAACACAGGGTATTTGTTACTTGGCTGTTCCTGCGGCATTAACTAAGCCTATTGTGGCTGGTAGTTATTACTATGACATCCAACAAGAAGTTGGAATAAATGTCACAACCGTTCTACCTCCTGTGGCTGATTATAAAGACAAAATTATCGTTGTTCCTGAAGTGACGAGAGCAGTATGACAGCAATTACCGTTACGACTGAAAATAGTATTATTGAAGTTAGTCAGGTTGTAACAACACTGACTAGTGCATATCCTGCTGGTCTTCGTGGTGAGAAAGGGGAAGCAGGTGCAATATCAACTATTCTTCCTGATACACTGCCAATTGTTAATAGTTTAACAGCACTGGCATATGACACTATTTCTGGTAAATTAGTTGTGGCTAGTCATGATAATCTTACCATTGTGGGTAAAGTAGTTGGTATCACTAAAGGCGCATCATCTGCTGGCTCATATGTGACCATTATTAGCACAGGTGGTCAATTAGATGGTTTTTCAGGATTAACAGTTGGTGCAAAATATTATTTATCGACCAATGGTCAATTAACCACCACTGTGCCTACAACAGGATTCATTCAACAAATGGGTGTTGCCATGACCACAACAATGATTGCTGTGAATCTTGGACTACCAATTAGTACACAATAGGAATAATATGACAACTCCAAAATATCTAATAAATAATACAGGAACTATTACTGAAACAGTCGCTGCCTCAGTTGGTGGTGCAATTGATTCTGATAAAATCCCAGCTCTTGATGTAAATGGAAAATTAACACTTGCAATGATGCCATCTGGTTTATCAAGTAAAGATGTTCAAAGTATCGCTACATCTGAATCACTTAACGCAGGTAACCTTGTAAATATCTGGAATAATGCAGGTGTTTTCAATGTGCGCAATGCAGACGCAACCAGTGTGGCTAAACGCGCACATGGGTATGTATTAGCCGCATTCACACATCCTGCCACAGCAGAAGTTTATTTTGAAGGAACAAATACCTCATTGACTGGTTTAACGGCTGGTGATGTATATCTTGCCACAACTGCGGGTCAATTAACAAACACACCTCCTTCAGGCACAAACCAAATTATCCAACGTGTAGGTGTTGCTACATCTGCCACATCTGTGAATGCTGAATTCTCAGACCCTATTGTATTAGCGTGATATCATGACGGCTCGTTATCCGCTAGTACGAGTTGGTGCTGATATAAGTGAGCTTCCTGCTGGTGATACACTTCTTGGTGTTGTGTCTAGTGGGTCGGCTGAACAACTTCGTCAAGTTGTTAAGAATTCAACAGGTGCGGTTTTATTAAAAGGTCAAGCAGTTTATATTAGTGGCGCATCGGGTGATAATGTACAAGTTGCATTAGCTAGAGCAAACACTGAAGCTACATCAAGCAAAACACTTGGATTAATTGAATCAAATATTGCTGTTGGTGCTACAGGCTATGTGATAACTGAAGGTGCATTGACAAGCCTTGATACATCAATGGCACTTAATGAAGGTGACCCGATTTGGCTTAGTCCTACGACTGCGGGTGGTCTTTTATATGGATTAAACAATAAACCCGCTGCACCATATCACATGGTGTATTTAGGTATTGTAACTAGAAAAAATGCAAATAACGGCTCTGTGTTTGTTAAAGTACAGAACGGATTTGAATTAGACGAATTACATAATGTTGCAATAAATGTTCCCACACATGGTGATGTGTTACAATATGACTCTGTAACATCACTGTGGAAAAATGATACCATTGCAGGTGGTGCTGGAACAACTGTATTAGCTTTTGCTAATTTTGATATAACTGATGGCGAACTTATTGTGGAACATTTATCAACTTTTAATCCATCAATCGTAGATGGTGAATTTATTGTGGAGTACACACCGTTATGACAACAAGTAATTTAGGACGCATTGCTGTTGTATCACAAGGCGATTGGGTTGCAGGAACATATAAAGCTCTTGATATTGTAAGATACAATGGCGCAGCCTATATTGCAAAAGTAGGCACATCAACTGTTCCAACGAATACTAGTTATTGGTCACTCCTTGTGAATGATGGTACACCAAATTACACATGGATTAAGTATGCCGATGATATAAATGGCACAGGATTAAGTGATTCCCCAACAGGTAAAGTTGCTATTGGTATTGCAGTTAATAAAAGTTCAGCCACTGAATCCACTACCGCATCAGACTATGCTTGGTCACAAATTAGAGGTGATACTGGTTTAGCGGGTTCATCTTTATATACTTGGATTAAATATGCAGATGATGCAATTGGAACTGGGTTAAGTAATACCTCAACTGGCAAACTATATATTGGTATCGCTGTAAATAAAACATCTGCTACTGAATCAACAACAGCAAGTGATTACGAGTGGACAGCAATAAAAGGTGATACTGGTACAACCCTTTACACATGGATTAAATATGCTGACGATGCAAACGGCACTAATTTAAGCAATGTTCCAACGGGCAAATCATATTTAGGTATTGCTGTAAATAAAACAACTGCAACAGAATCCACTAATGCTGGCGATTATGATTGGTCTTTAATTAAAGGTGATACTGGTGCTACGGGCGCAACAGGTGATACAGGTGCAACTGGTTCATCTTTATATACATGGATAAAATATGGTGATGATGCCATAGGAACAGGATTATCAGATTCTCCTACAGGAAAAACCTACATCGG